ATCAATTTCTAAAGATAAGTTTCTATCTAAGAAAAGCATGTTTTCTTCAATAGCTCCTTGCTTATCTAATTGTACTAGAACTGCGTCAAAATCAGTTAACGCACCTCCACCACCACCAGCTTGAGCTCCAAATCCTGAATATACATTTCCTCTTGCTTCAATAGCTTCAAAGAAACCTTCAGTACCTTTAGCAGTAGCTGTAAGTGCAGAATCATAAAAATTTAAAGTAGCTCCAGTGTTTAATTGTTTGACACCTTCAACCATTGACATTTCAAGATAATCTTCAAATCTCAATCTATTTTCATGCTCTGATTTTAAATACCATAAGTATCCGCTAGCTCCATTTTCAGAAGTAACTTCAATCCAACCAATCTGTGCAGTATCAGAACCATTAATTGAATAATGTTCTTTTAAAATTACAGGGCTGTTGGTAAATGTTGCATAACTAGGATCTAGTTTTTCATTAAAGTTTCCAGATCCTTTTGCAAATTCAGAACCATAAGCAAGTGCGGTAAATCTTTGTGCATTTGTTATTGCAGGAACACCTCCATAAGATTTAATTTGGAAGTATTGTCCGCTAACATTAGTAATTATACCTTTGATTACAGCACCTGTACCACCAATTGCAGAGGTAGCACTTGTTTGAGCTTGAATCATAACTGTTTGACCTTTCTTAAAGTTAACAGCTGTTGTACCTTGAGTAGTAACACCTAAACTAGTTGGTTGTGAAGTTGGAACAAAAAAGTTTCCAACGTTACCACCTGTAGTTGCAGCATTTGCAGTACCAGGAGTTGTTCCTGATGTTGGCATTGTGCCAGCGTTACTTAAGTAAACGATATTCGCATATCTTGTATGCAATCTACCTTGCTCAGTCCAAATAATTTGGTCTGAAGTAGATGGCATTTCCGCAGATACCATACGTAAGAAAGAACCGATAGATCTGTTTCCATATCTTTCAACTTCTTGCTCGTATACATCTGGTAAAAACTGTTGAGCCCACATATTAAATGAGCTGTCAGTAAAATCAATATAATTTCCTGCATATAATGCTTTTGATTGAGTCGGTTGTAAAGCCGCAGGAATTCCACTTGTAAAAGCCATTTTTTAAAAATTTAAAGTTATTTATTCCATTTTATGCGCAACTTATTTGAAGAAGTAGATGGAACAACTCTAACTGGGCTTTTTGATATATTACCTGCTGCAGAAGCATCTGCTCTTGGTGACATATCAATATTTTTAGATTCTTTTACAGATTGTTGTACAGCGTCGGCACGGCCTTGTTCATAAAAATGATTCGCTATTTTATCCATATTTTGAGCAGCATATAATGCTTTATGATAACCGTAAGGGTTACGCATATCTCCTTGTTTATCTAAAAATTGTCCAAATACGTTTGTTAAATCTAATTGAGTTTCTTTTACTTTTTGTTTATTATCAACTTTGTATCTATATTTTTTATCCCCGACTTTGAAATCAAAACCTTTGAACTCTTCATCAAAAACCTTGTTTGTTTTAGATACAAAACTTTTTTTATTTTTCTCAACTAATTCTTCAGCTTGTTTGCTTTGATTATAATAGTCATAAGCTTTTTTATATTCATCAGGTACTTCTTGCTTTTTTCTTAACTTAAGATCAGCATAGTATTTTTCCTTAGAATCTGAAAAATGCTTTTGAGCTTTATATAATTCTTCTTTAAAAGCTAATTGCTTAGCTTTAATATCTTGAGGTTCGTCTTCATCCTCAGAATAATTAAATTCTTTTTGCATGAGAAACGATAAATCCTCATTATTTAAATGAGGTTTAGTTGACCTATAATATTCATAGACCAATGCGGTTGAATCCATAGAAGAATAATCTTTATTTAAATTAACATAATCTTCTACTGATCCTCCAGTTTCATCCATAAATTCTACTAATTTTTGAATGTTTTCTGGTAATTCTTGTGTTTTATTTTCTTGTAATACTTCTTCTTGTTCCTCTGTGGTGTTGGCATCTTCAGTGCTTGTATCCACTCGTGTCTCGTCAGTACTATCTTTTTCATCTGTAACAAGTTCTATAGGTGATTCTATTTCTTCCCCCTGTTTTTCTTCGTTACCTTTATTTTTTTCTTCTTGTTTATTTTCTCCGGTAACTTCTTTAGACTCTTCTTTGTTTTCTTCTTGAACTTCTTTGCTAGCTTCGGATCCGTCGCGTACAGATACCTCATTTGTGCTTTGCTTTTGAACGGCATCTTTTTTTTGTTTAGGTGGTTTATCTAAATTAACTTTATAAACTCCATCTTTTTGAAGTCCATATTCAGGATTTACATCTCCTTCTTTTACAGCTGCATCTAATACAGCTGCTTCTTTTTCTTGCGGTGAAGTTTCTTTTGTGTCTTCAACCACTTTAACTGTTACTTGTTCTTCTTTCATAATATTTAATAAAATAATTTAATAATTTATCTTGGTTCAAACCTTGATAACTCAATACCTCCTAATACGTCATTACCTTTTGATTCAAAAGATTTTTTAGGTTTATTAATTTTAGGAGGACCAGATATATCTTTTTTATCTGCCATTTCTTTTTGGGCTTCAATCTCCATTTCTTTTAATTTAACATTGAGATCAAATTCATATTGCATAAGTTCTTTTTTAGTTTGAGCTTCAAATTGTAATTTTTTAATATCCAATTCGTTTTCAGCAGTAGATATTTGTATTGAAGATTCTGCTGCAACTTGTGCGGCTTGAGTTTTTGCCTGCTCTATTTGTATTTGTGCTTGGCCTTGTGCTTCAGCTTGTGCAACAGATGCAGCTTGTGCTTGTGCCTGATCTGCTTCTTGCTTTTTAATACGTCTAAATTTTAATAATTGATTAGCAAGTTTAATGTTTTTTACGTGTCTTATATCTATAGCATCTTCTAAAAATATACTTCCTTGTGAAAGTGCCATTTGAATATTGCCTTCAAGTTTTTCTTTTTCTAGTTCATCAGGTTCTAATTCTAAAGAAATACCAAAATCATGGAGGTTTAAATTTCTTAATTCATTTAAAGAACCTACAGAAAAATGTCCTATTGCAGAAATAAACGCATCTCTTTTAGGATGATATTCTAATACATCTTTAAATCTTAATGAAATACAGTCAGCTAATGTTTTAGTAATAAATAAACTAGAATCTAATATATGTCTTGTAGCAACATTACTATTAGCTGCTGCTAATTTTTGTACACCCACTAAAGCTTTAGGATCTGGATCTGCAGCATCTCGTGCTTCATTTAATCCCGTTATATCCCTAATCATTTGAAGATACTGATTGTATGCACCTATTAAAAGTTGTACTTGATTTCCACCACCTCCTGGTAATTCTTGAATAGGTATTTTACCTGGATTAGGATCACCTTCAACTGTTAATGATCTACCAATAATAGATCCGGTTTGGAAATACATGTTTAATGCTTCTTGAGGATTATAACTTGTACCATTACCTAAATCTATTTCAGCAAGCCCATCTGCATCTACATATACACCCGAAGGCGTTAATCTTTGTATTGACTGTTGTAATTTTAAATGTGTAAGCTGTATTAAATCAGCATAAGGTGTCATTTTAGAAACTAATGAATCAATTTTACCTTTATATATTCTAGGTGCAGCAACAACATAATTCATTAATACTTTATTAGTATTAGAATTAGGACGAATCATATTTGTAGCTTTATTCCATTTTAATAATTTAGATGCTCCTAATATATAAACTCCTTCATATAAAACTTCTTGTGCTTGTGCCACTCTTTTAAATCTAGTTCTTTTATCTTTTGGTGGGTTAAATGAATCATCTTTTTTTATAGCTTTTTCTGCACCAGAAGATAATTCTTTTATTTTATATACATTGTTTTCCCAAGTTTTCCAATTAAAATATAAAACACTTACAATATTATTATCTTTATATTCATTTTGATTAGAATAATTCATATTATAAGTTGACCAGCTACCACTTTTTTTAGTTAAGTCGTCCATATCATCATCAGATAATTCAGGAAATTCTTTTTTAAGCTGGTTTACTTTTATTGTTCTAACTTCTCCAAAATAATAACAATCATTAAAATAAGGATCTTCTGTATATGACCATACTAAATTAGCTGGATCAACATAATCTAATTTTATACCATCTGTATTATTAAAAGAATGTTTTATAGCACCAATACCTAATACAGTTAAATCATAATCAATTCTAGATTTTAAATCTTCATATCTATTTTGATTAAATATACTATCTAATGCCTGCTCTTCTGCAATTTCTATACCTTGTTTATAATTTAATTGCATATATAAATTTAATTCTTCAGAATTACTAGGTAAATTTTGTTTTTCAACATTTCTTACATTAACGCCTAATTGATTTTCTACAGCATCAAGCATAGCAGCGGCATTCATATCTCTTTGTACGCCTTCAACGTATTGAGTTCTTTTCTCTGTTGCAAGTTGATCTTGTCCTACAGCTTTTATAGAGTATAATCTATCTTGCATGCCATTTACAACAATATCTACAAATTTAGGTATAATAGGTACTGGCTTCCAATCAAGATTTAAATAAGATAAATCACCATTTATAGCAAATTCATCTTTGTATTTTCTAATTGATTGATCACCTCTAGCATATAATCTTAACCGATGAAACTCATCTCTTGTTGAATAATACCTTCCCTCGGAGCCGTTACCTCTATTAAACCATTCTTGTTCTATAGCTTTTGCAACTTTATCTCCATATTGCATAGATTTTTTCTCTGCGTCCGGCACTGCCTGACTAGGAAAGTCATATCCTGTTGACTTGTGTTTTGCC